ATATTGTTGCTGGTGACCCATCATCTATTAGTATAACTCGGCAATCCTCCGTATGCTGTGCAATGCTCTTGAGGCAGCGTATCGTAAGAGCGACCGTGCGGTGCTGGGGAATAATGATGTCAATCATAGCTTCTCTACTCCGAAATCCTTCAGAATTTTCAGTACCTCAGAAGGCTCATAAGTCAGCAACTTTCCTTCCTTGCACAGCTGCTCTTTCTCCTCCTGTGATATAACTCCTTGGCGCTCTTTCGGATTCACTAGTGATGAGACACAACCTTCATGCTTTACAACACATATTTTGTGTGTAGAGAGCTCTATAGTATCTTTGCTCTTCGATCCAGCCTTGTTCCCATGCGGGACATAATGCAAAGCAGAGAACATATCAAAATTCTTGTATAAACCACGCGGAAAGATATGCGTGTGAAATGGCGGACCTGCACGATAATGAAAACCAATGCAGCAATTGAGCGGACTCCATTGGATATTCTTGCGGAAGACAAGACATCTTCGCAGTACTCCTGAATCGAGCACTAGTTTGTCATGGACTTCCTGCATAGCATTCTTGTGCATCAGATCGTCGGAGTCAATCCGTGTTATTGCCACAAAGTCCGCATCAAGTTCTTCCAATGCTTTAGCGCCGCTATCGTGCAGCAGCTCACAGCGGGCATCCCAAGAGAGCCTTCCTGTCCTATCAGGATTCTTCGAGCTGGCGACAATCCACAAGCGGAAGTCTTGGAAGGTCTGTTCCAAGATGCTCTTCAGAGTAGTCTCATGGAAACGCTGGCAGCGATCTTCAACCCACTTCTGGGTGATCTTGAAGCTTGGCCGCTCTACATCCAGCAAGACGGAGATGATGTGTTGTACTTTCATTCTATGTCATTCGCCGTGTAAAAAGTCAGGCCGTAGTGTGTAGCCTCTGCGGCCAAGAATTCCAAACGGTGTATCACAGGTCTGTGCATGTGGAAGGCGACGATCTTCTCTTGTTCCCCAGCTACCTTGACAAGACCCTCATGCCCGCAAAGCTGCTCGTCCGGCTTCTTGCCGAAATCGAATGTTGCGTAAACCCGTGGCACCTCATGTACAGGATAAAGGTTCCTTCCACCAGTTCTCAATGTGTGGAAGTAACGCAAGAGAACCTTATCACTTTCGTCCGACCTGTTTCCATAGGGATATGCGTAGTGCTTGTACCAACCATCAAAATGCTCGCTCAGCAGCTCGATTCCTGGGCGGATATCTACATCGAGAAATTCCTCCCATGAAGTAATTTGATGCTTCCTTGTAGGGTCATTCGGAGGTTTGCTCACTTCACCAGCCCGCATGTGATTCAGCCCGTGAAATCCGATGACGTGGCCCGCCTCACTGATCGCCTGTAGCTTCTTCCATTGCTCGGAGTCGATTGTGCTCAAGTAAGCAAGGTAGAAAGTAACACGCATGTTGTGTCGGGCGAAGAATGGCAGACACTCGTACCACTCACTAATAAAGCAGTCGTCGAAAGCGAGTATGATCCCTGGCTTATCCATGTGTTCTCCTTAGCTCGTTCACCGTTTCGAGGATGTAGGCCGCCATGCCTTTCGGCGACAGGTAACGTTCATAGTATTCCAGCGCCTTCCTTCCCATTACCTTGCGCTCTTCGGGGTTGTGAAGATAATACTCAGCCTTCTCGACGAAATCGGAAAGGTCAGGCTCGAATTCGACTAAGCAACTATGTAAGTCTCCCGGCGAGACCAAATCGTCTTTGGGGATAAGCCCGCACATCCCTATCCCCATCATTTCCGTCCGCCTGCAACCACCAGGACTCTCGTTAGCCCCTGGCATAGCCAGACCTAAGAGAGATTGACTAAGCAGATATAGATAACTCTCATAAGAAAACCACGTCTCACACTTGTATTCATCCGGCACCATTGTAGTCCGGCGACTCACCATCCCTGTGAGTGTTTTCCACGGCTGCTGCCTGATAAGTTTGACTACTGCTAACCTATTAGTCAATTCGGTTGCCCCGAAAAGGGCTATCATATCATACGTATATTCGCCCTTTTCAGGAACCTGATGCCTTTCGCGCAGACCCGGCAACAAATCAAGGAATTCAGGATTAGTAGGGCGCAAGCCAAGGGGAAGGAGCTGCGGAATAGGCTTTCCCCGAAGATTGGTTTTGAAGTATACATCATCCTTACTCACAAAGTTAGCAGAATAGAAGTCCTCTCTATACTCCGTGCAATCAACCCAAATACGTTGCATCTCTTCCCGCCCGAAGAGTAAATCAAAGTAGACAAGATTTCCATAGGACATGCGGGACATCTCTTCTACAGGTACTCCCAGCTCTTTGAAGCCTTTCAACATGTGCCGACTCTGCGGACCCCAAGCCGGTTCTTCTCCCGATTCTATCAGAGGGCAGACAATCTTCATAGGCAACTTATAATCTATTGGCCCCATATCTCACCCTTCTCTTCGCGCTGTCTCCTGAGATCGCTATCCTGCTTGCGCCTCAGCCGCGCGTCTTTATGTGTCTGGTCCATCTCTCCTCTATAAAAACCCGGATGGAAGTGCTCTATCCAAACATCCTCTGTAGCCTTGAATCTTTTCAGTTTGTTCGCCAGCCAGAGAATCTCTTGGCAGGCAAAATGCCAGTAGCCAGGATAGTACAGCGCATGGTTAGGGTATCTGTTCAGGAACTTCATACCTACCAATGCAATGCCGGTCGCATGATGACTTCTTGCTTGGCACACTCCCAAGACTCCGTCATCGTCGGGGAAATGTGCGTTGAACTCTTTGAGTATGTGAGGGAACATGCCCTTTGTGAATGTAATATCATCTGTCGCGCATAGGACACCACCATCGCGGATATGCTTGAGAACGTAGTTCCTGCAAAAGACGGCTCCATTGTGGCCTGTAAGGAGTCGGGGGAATACATTTGGCCTTGGATTGCGCTGAAGACGCTCAAATGTAGCCTCATCGCCATCACACACAACGAATGTTCTGATCGTGCTATCTGGCGGGATAGTCATCAAGGTTCGCCGCAACTTATCCCAGCGATTGCGCGTAGGGATGATGACGTTTATCTTATCCATCAAGCCTTCCCCGCCCCTTTCTTGAGCCTCCTCGATGCTTGGTAGTGCTCTATGACAGGATCGCCAGATTCCTTAATCATTGTGTCAAAGATGCAACAGTATTCGGGTGGGAGCCTATGGACACGAATGCCATCCATCTTCTCCAGCACAGTAGCCAAGTTTTTCTGCTCCCACACGCTAGGATTTGCGTCGTTCAGAGCTATCCAGTTGTCTACCAATGTGCGTGTAGCTTCCGTGTTGCGGAAGTATAGTGTGCCGCTAAGGAGCTCCTTCCCATGCCTGAAATGAACGGCTATGTCAATGTCAGTCATGCCGACAAAAAGCTCCGGGTACTTACAGACAGCAGCGTCGGCGTCGAGAAATAAGAGCGCCCTCGATGGATACTTCTTCAGCATGTTGCGGATGAAAGCAGCTTTGTAATGTGTGTTTGCCTGCCAGGAGCCAAGAGAATCTACTCCGACGACATCATGCTCCAAACCATGCACATAGAGGGAGCGTCGGAGGCGTTTAACCTCTACTGCATAGCCAGTATCTTTCGTATAATAGGATATGACAACAGGATGATCGGCAGGCTCAACATCTTCAATCTTGCCGAAAGGAAAACAGCGAAGATCGCTGTTGGAGCTCAGGTTTATTACTTTCGCCCACTTGTTTATCTCATCGGCATACTGCTCGAAAGTAGAGCGGAACTTCCTGTACACATTCTCCTTCTGTACTATCGGATACCCACTATGAAACCATGCCTGTTTGCCTTTCTCCCCTTTCATGTCGAAGCCAAGAAGATAGATGGGGTCTGCACCAAGGCAGAGGGCGAGATTCAGAGCACCGTAGCCCGAATTTCCTCCACTGCCGAGACCGCCAGCTAGGTCGCGGGAGAGCTGATGGTAGCCTATACATTTGACAGTAAGTATGTCTTCAGGGAAGGGCGCATGTGCTGTATCCAGCCAGACTTTGAGGCCGGGGTACTCTACGAAACGCTTTTGTAGGACTTCGCCGAACTTACCTTTCTCTACCCAAGACCACAGACGAGTATCCATCGAGAAGATGATAGCAGGGTCACACTCCTCAAAAGCGCGATTGACGCCGATGACCAGCTCTCCTTTGAGACGAGACCAGTCAAACTCGCGAAGGCTTGGGCCGCCGCCGACAACGAAGCAACGATGACCTTTCCAAGAGCCCCCAGGCAGAACAGCATGTAGTTCTCGTGGACCCCATGATGCAGCTGTGCGCGGAGCGACAGTCCGGCGTCGAGGACGTTGCCGCCTGCGCGGGATAACGTCCCGCATAGTCACCATCGCGGATTTGGAGGGAGGAGGTTTGCGTCGGAGTGGTTTAACAGGCTGCCCTGCAACACCATGACGCCTGCGGCCTAAGCCCTTTGTAGTCAGTATCATGTTCGCCGACCTGAGAAAGTGGGGAGCAGAGCAGCGCCTTAAAAGTCGATTGGAGACCCTTCCCTACTCCCCATCATTCTACTACAAGCAAGGATCAGGAGGTCGAACAGCGCTCAAACTGTTCCACGTCGCCGATAGCCCCGCCGTAGCGCATCCACCCTACAGCCACGTCCGAGTAAGACATCTCATCGAACCGCTCAAAGACCGTCAAGTCCATACGTCTGCCGGACTTGCACTTGATCTTAGGCGCGCAGACATAGTACTCAGTCGTCGAAGCCAGCATCGTTGTCCAGACAGGCGTTACGTTGTACAACACGCCTTTCTGCGAGCCCGACAAGCTTTGATTGAGCAGGCCGAGCGCCCGTACAATACGGGTGCGAAGCTGGATCGGAGCCAGCAGGACAAATTGCGTGTTCGCAGTCACGCCCATACCTTTGCCAGCCAGCGCGACAATGATGTTTACGCAGGCTGTGTTGATCGTTTCTATATCGCGGATCGCGACATAGTTCGGATCAGTGTTAGCCAGGTTGGCTGGAACGGGAGCCTGCCATGCGAGGTTCTGGGTCGCCGCGATCGCGTCGATCAGATCGTAATGAGCTTGGGCTTTTTGGGCACCAGCTTTATTACGAAACGCAATCGCATTGTCTTCCAAAGTCCAGTATTCCTCATCGTCAATAAGGGTGCGGGACCAGCTGAGACCGCCTCCATACATGACGAAGTTGACAGTCACCTTCTCACCAGCCATCTTATAGAGAATGGCGTCTGCGCCTGTAGGAACTTCGTTGAAGGCCAGGCCATTCTCCACATCCAGGATCTCGAAGCCGTTGCGTTTCGAGGCGCGGAAGTCGCGGACATCGAAGATCTGCTCCCATCCGGTATCGAAAGGCGTTTCGAGCCTGTACTTCTCTATGAGCGGCAGGATACTCGTGGGGAAGTCCCCTGTGGTGGCAAGATGTTGAAAAGCCGCTCGTAGTTCCAGATTTTCATCGGGTGCCCTCATAACATGATTGAGAGCTCCGACTAGTTGACGCCGAGATTCGGGGTTGCTGAAATCAACCACGTCCCAGTTGAAAAGTGGCGGCATAACTAATACCTCCTTTGGAGTTCTCAATTCACTAGGATACGATACCTAGTGTGCCATCGAGGGAGATCATCACCTCTTCATCGCCCAACGCGGAGTCCTGAACGACATGGCCGCAGAGGGTGTTACCAGACGACTCCTGCGTAACCTCAGCCTCGGATTCGTCGAAGTACACTTTTTCTTTGTCAGCGTAGTAGCCCGTGGTTGCTTCGAGGCAAGGCACAGTAACCATAGGAGCCTTGACAAGCATGGCACATTGGTCGCCTGCACTCGCAGCAGTCATAGCTATACAGACTACATCGTTGATCTTCACCATCTGGCCCTGGGCATAGCCGCCAGAAGGTGCCTCTACGTCATTCGTTTCACATTTCCAGAGGGGGCTATGAAGTTGAAAGCCGGTAGTAGCTGCACCGGGGATAGTCATCTTTCATGTCCTCCCTTTCATTTTTCGGCTGCAGCGGCAGCAAGAGCAGCCTTCCCACCCGGAATAACCGGGTTTACATCCGGATCAGTAAGATCGCCTTTAACAGGCTTGTCACCAGTCCCGCCATGACCATCTTCCTTAGCCGGTTCTGGTTCCTCTGTCTTGGCCCCAAGGATCTTGGATATGCTCTCGAACTCCTTCAGCTGGTCGTCCGTGAACATGCCTAGATCCTTCTTCAGATCATCCTCGCCTTCAGCTTCTGTCTCAAAGCGCCCAAGGTTCCTCTCGATAAACGCCTTTTGCGCCTCAGTCAGTTTTCTGTCGGCAGCGAGAGAGGAGAAAACATCTTTAGATCTGCTTAGAGTGGTTGCCTTGACCAGATCCTTGACTTTCGCCTCCGAAGCATCGAGCTGTTTGCCCATGTGTTCATACTCAGTCTGCTTCTCGCTTCGGATAACCTTCTCTACACACGGGTCTTTCTTGAGGTCCGCCTCCGAAAATACATCCGAAGGTAAAAAGTCACCCTCTGTGATTGCCGCCTTCAATTCTTCGAGAGTCATAACGCCCTCCTTCTTATGGGTAAGTTTGTCGCTGAATGCCTGAAAAGCACCCAGTAAGGTTGCGCCTGGAAACCCTGGCATATCTACATCATGCGTGGACAGCGCTATGCCAGTAACATCATCTATATCGACAGCGACAGCATCTGTGTCGCCTTGCTTCCTATAAGTAACATTTGTCTCGATTGACGCAATGTCGTACTTCTCCTCCTTGTGCTCAGGGTAGATATGCACCGCCACGATGGAGTGAAGTTTCTTGTTTATCTCTTTAAGCGTAGAAGCGACTACTTCGCCAATCTGCTTTCTGCCCGCATGTTCGTTGGTCGCGGCATGGCGATTGAAGACTTGCAGACCTGGTAGAATCTTGCCGGAGAGTTTGCGTATTACATCCTTGAAATACTGCATTGAGATTTGGCCAAAACCTACTTTATTCGCTGCTGCTTTTCCCTCATGGCCGACTGAGAAAACTTTGAAGAGGGGGTTGGGATCAGTTTCTTTAATAAGGGCGAGCGCGTCGGGCGGGACCATTGTCTCGACCTCAGACTGGGCCATGTGCTGGAGATCGGCGCGGAGGAAAGTATGTTGAAGGGATTGGGAGTGTTTGATGGCCCGCATCTGGCGCAGAGCCTTCTGACGCGCCCGCTCTTTAGAAGATTTGCTCCCTGGTTTGTATGTATAGCAATGACCGGATTCGCCCCACTTGAAGCCAGGAAGACCGTCACGCCTGCAAGACATGATAGGCATTGTTATCCCCCTGTTTCAGTAGTGATCTGGTTCGTCTGCTCATTCTTCTGCCCCAAATTCTGTGTCAGATGGACTCTACGCTCTTTCGGCTCAGCCTCTTCCAAGCGCTCCATCTCTTTTTCCTTGTCTATGTCCGGAACACGGCCAAGGAATGTTTCGAGGCTGATTGCGCCTGCTACGAAGAGAGGTAGCCATGTCTCCGCCAACTCTTTGATCTTGGCTGCGCTGATGTCTGGTATGTCCACGCCGATGGCATTCACGTCGAAGCCGGTCTGAAGGTTGTTATTGGCGAGGGTGAGGACTTTCTGGAACATCTCCTCGTAGGCGCCTATCCAGATTCGGCGCTCTTTGACTGTGGACGCGCCGATAAGCTCCATGAGATTTTCGGCCACAGCGCGGTTGGACATAAGGTCGGGAAGGCCGAGGAAGTGGACGGGTACGCCGGTTGTGCCGGAGATCATCTTGGCATGGGTGACGATTTCGTCCTTGATAGAGTCCATCGCGCCGGGAGGTAGGCCGACAAGCTTATAGTTGCTGTGCTCGCCAGCCATGACGATTGCTTTGCCTATATTCCATTTAGTGGCGGCGATCCAAGCCTGAATCGCCTCTGCTTCCTTCTTTGTGGTGCATTGAAAGAAAGGAGTAGGAAGGAAGTAATGGTTGACTTCGCGCCAGTCGCGGAGAGCCTTGTCCAAGCCTTCTATGCTGCCAAGGGCCGAGGCGACTTTGCTGGGTGTTTCATCCACGTTCGCAATGCGGCCACCAAAACGCTTGTAGACGAATTCGGGGGCGTTCAGGACGATTTCCTCCCTGCCGTCTCCAGGTTTCCACACAGCTTCGGCGTAGGATGCGTAGTCGTCGGGCGCTCGAAGTTTGATCTTGTAGTCTGTGCCCTGCCAAGGAACGAAGAGGGGCTTTATGCGTTTCATGCGACCTTCAAGGAAAGTGTCGCCACCTGCTATCTCTATGTCGTTGACAAGTTTCAGGCGGCAGAGGAACTTGCCCTCTATCTCTGCTTCTTTGGCCCAGTCTTGAGGTACTTCCTCATCTATGTTGAACTCGTCCATCCATATCTGGATGGCTTCGAGCTCTTTTCCTTTGTCCTTCTCCTTCATAAAGGGTTTGACGCCCTGGCCGATGATGAAGGCGGCCCGGATGTCTACAACATTGCGTGTTTGCAGGCAACCCCAGTCGGCCTTGTTGTTGTACTTCGCGGAGAGGGCGCGGACTGCGCCGTCGTAAGTCGGGTAAGGATTGCCTCGATAGGCGAGGCTGGCGGAGTCTACATTGGTGAGGATGTCGAGACTGTGCGCAAGCTCGGCGCGGAGCTTCTCTACTTCCTCGAAGGAAGCAAATTTGCCTACGAAAGGTATCTTGAATGTGCGCATGTCTTTATCGTCTCGGACTAGCATCGAACCCGCCCATAATTGCGAATTCGGGTTCGGGGAAGAATGTCAAAGCAACTGCATCGGCCCAGTCGGGCGATCTGCCAAGATCCTCTTTGATCTTGTCTTTTGCAAGGATGAAGATTTTGCCATTAGAGCGTTGTCGCCATTTGGTACAAGCGAGATCGGCAAACAGTTCATCGCAGGGAGGGAGGGCAAGAGTCCCTCCAAGGTTCGGATCAAGTGCGTCACGGAGCGCCCAATAGCAATATGCCCGCATGTTGAGAAATCGGCGCTCTTCCGTAGCGTCTGTGAGTCCTTCAGCAGATAGGCTAAACTTAGCGGATACAACGTTCTGTCCCTGTTCTTCCAGGCGGGAGAAGACCCCTGCGCCTTCCCCTATTGTGTCTATTAAACCAACATCTTCAGAGCCTGTCAAGAAGTTTTTTATCAAACCCGCGGCTTCCATGTGATCAGTTATATGCCCGTGGAAGCGTATCTCTTCTATGATGTTGCCGTAGCGGTGAGCCGTGACTGTGTTATCTGCGCCGATGCCCGCGATGTCAGCGCCTAGGAGAAGAGGGCCTTCCTTCTTTCCATGTACCTTCTTCCAGCGTTCTGCAGCGGCATCGAGCCAGGGACGGGGGATAAGGGAGTCTGTGCCCGCGCGGGGGAATTGGCCCATGACTTTGATAAGGAAGATATCGGATGGGCGATACCACCGGCCTTCCCATTGGAAGTCGAACTGCCTCGTGTCGGCTTCGGCTGCGTCTATAGGAGACGCCCAGCCTTTCTTATGCACTTTGCCGTCTACCCAATCCCAATCCACTTGGCCGGGGTAGATGAGCTGTTTGGCAACAACGTTCGGTGCAACCAAGCTGTTCATGTGGAACTTCACATATTGAGGGTCGGAGAAGTGTTCATAGAATGCGCCGATGTTCCAGTTCGGGTTGCCTATCTCAAAGAGGCGGGAGTTACCGGTAAGTAAGCTTTCTATTGCGTCGAAGGTTTCCTGCATGATGCCGGACGCTTCAGTGACTACGACCATGATGTTGGGAGAGTGGTAGCCGGTCCAAGCTTCGGTATCTTTATCGGCAGCTTTGAAGACTTCCATGTACCAGACAGGATCGTCGAACTTGATGCGTGTGGCGAGAACTTCGCCGCCGAGGGTCGGGTAGCCAAGCTTTTTCAGCCTTGCATTCGCCTTGTGGTAGACGGAGGCGACTTCCGCCATCATAATGGAGGTTGCCTGTCTGCCGGTTGGGGCGGTGCCGATGACTTTGGAAGGGTAGTAGAGTTGGAGGAAAACAATGGAGGCGACTGCAGCCACATAGTCTTTGCCCCGGCCATTGCCGGAGCGCACTACCACTTTCGTGTTGTTCTGCACGGCACGAAGAATTTCCTGCTGTTCTTTGTCCAGGCGAACGCCCAGTACATCTCGCGCAAACTTGTTCCAGTCCTTGCGGAGGGCTGCGAAAGTGGCTGCATCCATACTAAGTTGTTCGGTTGCGGTTTGTGTCTGGGTCAGGATGCTTTCCCCCTTCTCGGACTCTCTTGTAGCATGGAGTACAGCTGTAGTCAACAAAAAAAGACTTGACACGGGGAAATTTTTGTGCTATAAGGCGCGTCAGAAAAAGGAGGGAAAATCCAATGGGGAATCGCACTGTATTACACTCAGCAGAGGATTTGGCTCGGCGGCGGGCGGAAAAGGGGGATCTCTATCTGCGGGTCGTGGAGCCGAGGTTGGGTGAGATAAGGGAAATCGCGGAAGATGGGGGGACAGTACAAGAGATTGCCAAGCATTTGGGGATCGCTGCCTCTACTCTACACAGCTATAGAAAAAAGCATCCGGAATTGGCAGAGATCCTTGACTTGGGTATGGCCGTCGCTGATGACTTCGTCGAGAGCGCTCTCTTTCAACGTGCGGTTGGGATGAAGGTTGTCGAAGAGACCATCGTCGAGAGCGGGAAATCCGAGGTGGATTCTGTGAGAAGGGTAACAAAGGAATTGCCGCCTGATGTTGGGGCATGTAGCATGTGGTTGAAGAACAGGCGGCCCGAATCGTGGAAGGATGCGCAGGAGTTGGACATAAAGACACCTAAGACGCTTGCGGCGCTGGTGCAGCTGACAGCGCCCACAGAGCCGCAGCCGGAATTGCCGGAGGGGGATAGGAAACAACTGCCTAACGAACCCCTTATGGTTACAGGAAGTCTAGAGAATAAGTCTGATCCTGACGAAGAGGCAGAGGACCAGGAGGACAGCGAGGAGATACCAACGCACTCAGAATACATGGAATCTGACGGCTCCCACGATGTCCTTTATCCAATAAAAGGGGAGGACAGATGTGCCGAGGATATACCAGGCACATACATTGATGCGCAAGGTAATAGAAGGCTCAACCCTTCGGATGGTATTTACAAATAGAATACTTTGCCCGCGCCGGGTGGAAATCTCATGCTTGGGGAGAATGCCTTTATGAATGATGCCAAAACACTTAGGAACTTTGGGTGCGAACAATAAAGCAGGGAATTCTGAGAACCACAAGCGCCCATCTGCCCAGCGCGGGCAATAAAGTTCGCCATCTCCCCTAAAACAGTTTCGGAAAAATAAATCGGAGGACCCTTATGAGCACATTTCCAAAGTTGTCTGATGGGGGATTCGTTCATATAGATACAGAAAAGGTGATTTGGAGAGTAGCCTGTTGCGATTGTGGTTGTGTTCACCATTTTGACTTCGACATAGTGGAGAAAGGTCCAATGGTCAAGATCACAGTCCACAGGAATAATAGAGCAACGGCGCAACTGCGGCGTCATTCTTTCGGCGCTTTGCAACAGGATCACACAGGCGACGCGTACATAATGCACAAGAAAGCTATTGCTAAGCCTGCAGAACAAGTTTCCAAAAAATGAACCGAGGGACCCTAAGAAGGTTTTTCCAACCGTGTATATACAGAAGGCTCATTACTTTTTCGGAGTGCTTTTTGGGAATTGGTAGAGGAACCCTTACAGCGAATGTGCACAGAGACTACTATAAACCGTGTATGGGAGATGCCCAACAAGTGGACATTCAAAATGAAATGCGTCCGAGGCTTGCTTCAGCGTCTTGTAGATGGCGCGTGGGCTGACCCGTTTGCAGGGCAATACTCCCCTGCCTTATACACTAATGATATAGAAGGTAGAGGAGCGGTCTTCCAGATGGACGGCTTGGACTTTCTAAAGATCCTTCCCACCGCAAGCATGGATGGTGTGTTGTTTGATCCTCCATACTCCGTCGAGCAATGCCTGCGTAAGTACACTTCAAAGTTCAAAGGGGCGGCTGGGCGCACAGAGTATCGGGCTAGGTGCAAAGATGAAATAGGCCGCATTGTAAGACCTGGTGGAACAGCAATCTCTTTCTCTTGGGACAGCACAGGGATCGGCAAAAAGCGCGGATTTGCGCTAGCAGAGATCCTGCTAATTTGCCACGGTGCCCACCACAATGATACAATAGTCACTGTAGAGCACAGGAAAAACTAGATAGTAGTACCTTGGAGCACAGGAAAAAATAGACAGTAGTACCTTTGGAAATGGAATTCCAAAGTATAGGGATAAGCGGCATTTAGAAAAAATAGTGGTAGGACCCTTAAAACACTTTTCCAGAAACTGGTGCGACGAGATTGTGAGACCCCCGCGAAAAAAAAACACGCCCCAACGGCTGAGTTCGCGCCTCCGCAACCTAAACAGTTAAGTCAATACTTACCACTCCATTACTACACACAGCTCCAGGTTTCCCCGCCACTCTCCTCCAACCTAACCAGTTGATTCCTTCCTTCCTACTTAATAAAAGCATTACTCAACACTCAATGCCCTACATCCCAACCGCCTACACGTGTGGGCGAACCCATGACCTTTGTACCATAGGCAGCCTATGTACGATTTCTCAAAAAAGTGGTTTGACAGCCAGCCAACAATCCACTATACTCTAGGGTGGCAGGGTGGGGGTGGAGGGAGGAGCTATAATAATGCAGCAGCACAGTGTGGCAGAGGGGCAGCACAGTGTGGCGCAATGGTAACGAGGTAAGTGGCAACAGAGGGGTAGCAGGGTTGATAGGTTTCGGGCGATTGGAATCGCAGGCGAATGGATAGCAGAGACAAGGCGGGTAAAACGAGGCACACCGCGAAAAGTCGATGTGTAAACAGTTACACAAAACGTTCCATCTCGTACAGCGCCATTTT